CACGGCAAACAAGTCACGCAACAACTATCAATACATCCGTTTTTTAAAAAGTACCCGTTCAAAATTAATGAGCAGGTCAAGTTTCAATATGCACTTGAATGTGAACTGCACTACCCGACAACCTGCACCTGCGAACGTGTTCGGCTTTACGCTTTGCCAGTAATGACCAAAGAACGAAAATCGTTATTGAAACGAATTGCTAAATACTTTAAAAAAAATGGGTAAACACTCCGACATTCATTACAATAAAAAGCAAGTAATAAAAGCCAAAACAATGCGAACGCTTATGCGCAACGAATTGCTACGCATCCAAGCCGAAAACGACCCGAGCAAGGTGCGAGAAACGATGGGCTTTATTGCGTGTATGAACTTGTTCATTGAATACTATGGCGACCTATTAAACAAAGATTATGAATAACAAACAAAAATACGACGACCTTATTCTTTCAATAGGTCTATTCCTTATATGTTTAACCCTATTAATAATTGCACACTTTTATGCACGAATTTACAAATGAGGACTACTATGCCATCCTCCACTTAAAGCAAAAAGCAGAACAAATGATTGAACTGCGCAAACGTGAATACGCCAAAGCAGGAACGAATGAGTGCGTTCGCATTAATGAATGGCACGACGCATTCAAAGAACTTGAACAAGCCGTTGAATTACTACAAAATCAAATTAAAAAAACACTTTAAAAATGGGTTTACTTCAAGACAACTTTGGCAACGTTATAATTGTCGAAAATAATAAGAGGCGCATAAGTGTATACTTACGACTGGCATCGGAACGCCATCGCAGGTTGATAGGTCACATTGACCCAAAATACTTAACCCTGCACATTGAAAGGGAATTGTCAAAGCATCTACTTAAAAAAGCAAATGCGTTCGGCATCAACAACACGTTATTGCAGAAGTCAAAAACTTTCAACTATATATGCCTACACGAAACCGACACCGACCAAATTTACATATTCGATAAACAATGGGCGATTGACAACGGCACTTATTTATTCTTTAAGCAAGAGGGTTTTGAGAAACAAATATTTCTCAACCGAGATCACTTACAACAATGGCGTAAAGACGACAACGCCGTTGCTGAAATCAAAAGCATATACCACAAACTGAAAACTTAACTATCTTTGCACAAGTTCATCGTTGTTGTTGAACTTGTTGTTATTGTGTTAGTGGTGGGGGGTCATTCCCCTACCATTTTTAAAACTTAAACAAATTGAACAAATACGGGGCTAAAAAGGTCAACAATGAATACGGCACATTCGACTCAATGGGCGAGTATCGTTTGTGGCTTAAACTATCACAACTGCGCAAAGCCGAAGAACCAACCGAGCGAGTGGTCGACCTTGAGCGACAAGTTATTTATCCGCTTATCGTGAACGGGGTCACAATCACACGCTACATTGCTGACTTTCGTGTGACCTATGCAGACGGACGGGTTGAGGTTATTGATTTCAAAAACCCATACCTTAAAGATGGCAAGGGCAAAAGCACACCCCCTGCGCAACTATTTAATATGAAAGTTAAATTGATGAAAGCCCTGCACGGCATTGATGTAATTATTTACTAATTTTGAACCTATGACACAAGCAACAATAAAAAAAATAACACTGGCACTTGCGATTGTTTTTTTTGGTACAATCGTAATATTCACAACACCCCTGCGCAATATTTTCAAACCAAAGATTGTAGTAAACGACGACAATTTCAAAAGCAATGAAGTCGAAAAACTGCAAAATCAAATCAAAGCAAACGAAACATTGTTGCACAACAATGACTCGGTTATTAATTTACTTGAGTACAAAATCGACTCACTGAATGAACTCCTAACCATAAACAACAACACACTTCAACTATTAAAAAAACGCAGAACCAATGTTCAGAAATTTGATTATTCTACTTTGTCTGATAGCACCATTAACGACTTTTTCGCAAAGCGTTACAAATGATAAAGACACTACTCTTATCGCTTTGCCGAGATTTGTTGTACTTAATGTCGTTCGTGACCTTAACGATTATGATATTGTCAAAGATGAAAACGCCACCCTTACCGAGCAACTCAACTTGCAAATGCAGTATGTCGACCAAGTCGATAGTGCCAACGCATTGCTCAAAAAGTCAATCGTCTATTGGCAAAATATACACCAAGAACAAAGCCAAATGACGGACACCTATAAACTACAACTTGATAAGGTTGCACGTCAAAGCGAAAAACGAAAGAAGTGGCTCGAATGGTTAAGCGTTGCATTATCGACATCAATAATAATAAACTTTGCAAAATGAAAACAAAACACATATTGCTTATTGTAATGACCTTATTTGTGGGTCTATTTATCGCATACAAAAACCAACCTATCAAAGAGGTGGTGCAGGTTAAAGTGGTACACGATACCATTTACAAAGTAGCCGACAACCAAGTTTTGGTTGACTCGTTAACCGATTACAAACAAGCACTGGCGACTTGCTTGGTGCTTATTAAAAAGAAAAACTTTCAACTCAAATCTTTAAAATCACAACTGAATGAAAGCACTACGCTTGACGATAGTTCTGACTTTGGCAATGACTACGCAATCATTTTGTCAAAGCGTTATCAAAAATAAATACACTTGCATCCCGAACACCACGATGCAACAAGTGGTCGACGACCTGCAAAAGTATGACACATTGCAAGTGCGATTTGAACAACTCAACGCTGAATGGTTGTTGAGCGTCAAACACAACGCCGACCTGCGCCAAGTCATTCAAAAGTACGGCAACCAATTGCAAGAATGTTCGACAACACTGGACGACTGCAACCTTGCATACGATAAGTTGAAATTGAAAAACAAGAAGCAACGCAGGTGGTTGCGACTTTTATCATTGATAAGCATAACATCAATCTTATATACAACAACACAATGAAACAACTATTGACCATTGCCATCGTATTGGCAACCTTAATTGCAAAAGCGCAGGACGTGATCACGTACCAACAAATGAGCAAAGTGCAACTTGCAAACATCTACTTGCAAGAAGTCAACCGAGTGACCAAGAAACTCCCGACCATTGCATTTGATAGCACACTTGCTGACGTTCCAAAGAGCAAATATCTTTCAAAGAAGTTTGCCGACGTGACTAAAAAAGTGGCATCGTACCAAGCAACGTTGCTTGAACGTTATGCTGAAGTAATACCATACGCCGATAAAAAAGAATTGATTGAGGCGATTATCTACTTACGTGGACTATGAGCAAACTGGACATTCTTATTGAGTTATACGGGGGCGACTTCAATATCGCCATCGGATTTGACAACGCAATCATTGGCTTTGACGAACACTCACAACGTGTAGTGTATAGTGCAAAGAAGTGTATTCAAATCTTAATGAAAGAAGAACGTCTTTCGTACAACGATGCACTTGATTTTTACAATGAGATTTCACGACCTGCATCAAAACAATATCACATCGACCCAATATTTTGCAACGACATACTACTATGACAACAAAAGAACTATTTGACCAACGCAAAGCAGAACACAAAGCGTTGTATTTATCAATTCGAGATTTCAAGCGTGAGGCACGTGCAGGGCGCAGGGGTCAACGACTTGGTGCAATGATTAAATTCACGGACAAAAGAGGTGTTGAAAAAGACATTCTTTATGTACCTTATACCCAGTACACCAAAATAAACACGTCTAAAAAGTTTAGATAAGTGTGTTCGTTATGATTAACTGCAAGGTTTTTCAAAGCGTGGAGGACACACATCGGTTGTGTAGTTTAAGCAGTGCGGTAACACTGCGAGGCAAAACGTGTGGGGATAGAGGTCACACTTGTGGGTTCGACTCCCACCACAACCACGAAGCGTGGAAGCAATGCAAATTGTGTGGCTATTATTACGACCTGCGTAATGACAAACTTTGCCCTATTTGTATGCAATAATTCACAACTTAAATGTCAAATAAAATGGGCAAAAGTAAAAACCCCCCAAAGGCAATTGTTATTCGTAAAGAAAAGACAAAAGACGAAATGCTGAAAGCCCTCGAAGTAAATCTCGGGAATGTAACCGATGCGTGTAAGTATACGGGCATCTCAAGGGGTACACATTACAACTGGCTGAACGAGGACGAAAACTACAAAGCGCAGGTTGAAATGATTGACGACATAATACTTGACTTTGCAGAGAAACAATTGTACACGCAAATAAGCGAGAACAATACAACGGCAACTATTTTCTTTTTAAAGACCAAAGGCAAACATCGTGGCTATGTCGAAAAGACCGAAGTTGATAATCGTGTAACTATTGAAAAGCCCATTATCATTGACTGGACTGAACCAAATATTCAAGGCGACACCGAAACAAAGTGAGGCGTTCAAACTTGCTCAAACGAATAACATTCTTTTGTACGGGGGTGCAATACGTGGTGGCAAGTCCTACTTTCTTATTCTTTACGCTTTCACACTGGCGTTCAAATATCCAAAATCAAGGTGGTTGTTTTTACGTGCGACAATGCCAACAATGAGAGCGACATTGATGCGCTCGTTCCAAGAATTTATTGACGGGGGTTTTTCGCAATACATTCAGAACTTCAACCAACAAACGTATACTATCACACTCAACAACGGCTCTCAATTTCTTTTTATGTCGGAGTCATACGATACCGATAAAGACCTCAACCGATTTCGAGGGCTTGAAATTAACGGGGCATTCATTGACGAAGTGAACGAAATTCAAGAAGTGACTTTTGACAAAATCATTGAACGTGCAGGGTCGTGGTTTCATTCAGCCGATTGTCCTATCAAAATTATAATGACCTGCAACCCCACGACCAATTGGGTCAAGCGCAGGTTCTACGATAAATGGAAAGACAACACTTTGCCCAAAGGACAAGCATACATTCCTGCGAAAATATCCGACAACCCGTACATCCCTGCGTCATACATCGAGTCACTCAAGTCAATGCCACGCTACCAGTACGAGGTCTTTGTTGAGGGGTCTTGGGATATGCAACTCAAAATGGGTGGCGAGTTCTACAAATGTTTTGAACTTGATAAGCATATTGCACCAACGACCTATGACCCGACTCAACCCCTGCACATATCGTGGGACGAAAACGTCAACCCCTATTTGCCGTGCGGTATATTTCAAATAAAAGACAAGCACATCATAATGGTTGACGAGATCGCAGGAATAAACCCACGCAACACCATCAAAGCCGTATGCGATGAAATCAAACGCAAGTACCCGACGCATTCAGCAGGGATGTTTATCTACGGCGACGCAACCGCAAAGAAGCAAGACGTGAAACTTGAAAAGGGACACAACTTTTATCACTTAATCACAAAAGAACTTGAGCAATACAAACCCAAGAACCGAGTGACCAACTCAAACCCAAGCGTCGCAATGCGTGGCAACTTTATCAACACCATACTTGAAACCGAACTCAACGACATAAAAATCACAATCGGAGAAAACTGCAAGTTGACCATTAACGACTTTATCAATGTGAAAGAAAGTGCTGACGGAAGTAAAAACAAAGAGCAAGAAACCGACCCGACAACAAAGGTGCGCTTTCAAAAGTATGGACACTTTACCGATTTGTTCGACTATTTTATTTGTTCGGCATTTGCAAACGATTTCAACCGCTATCAATTCGGGATGCGTTCGGGGGTATCTTATGACGTGCCTCAAATTAGGTCGGGGAGTCGCAATGGATATTGATTTTAGTGGCTTAAATAAAGCACTTAAACTTGTCAAATATTTAACTTTGAGTTTATGTATCTACGACTCAAGGACTACGACCGACTTATTCAGCAGGACAACCTTACGCAAATAATTTCGCAGGACTCAAGCATTCGACTTTTGTCAGAGCAAATGGCAATCGAAGAAGCGTGTTCGTACCTGCGACCGAAGTACGACATTGCAGAAGAATTTAATGACACCGAACAATTTTTGATGTCAACCACTTATAGTGTTGATAGTCGTGTCAATTTAGAGGGCTACCCATACTACAACAACACAAATCAATACTTTGCAGGGGACATCGTTTTTGCAAATAACGAACAAGTGTACGTTTGCATCACACCGACAACGGGAGTGTTTGACCCAAGTGCGTGGGATTTGATTGGCAACAAGTCCGACTTGTTTTATGTCAAAGCACCACAACCAATGTTCAACTATCGCACTGGTGTCTATAAGATAGGCGACCAAGTGACGTATAAGGACAAGGTCTACACGGCACTTAAGCCATCCCCACAAATCACACACACCGATTTGTTGAACGCATTGACGTATGCAAATTTGCCCCCGACAAACATACTACCCGACGACCCGACATTTGGCGAGTCATATTGGGGAACGGGACAAGCATACACGTTCAGTGGATTTTATCCGACCGACACAACGCTTTGGGTTAAGGGCGACAATCGTAGTCAGCAAATGGTTATGGTTATAATTGACATAACACTATACCACATACACTCACGCATTGCACCACGTAACATCCCCGAGTTGCGAATAATTCGATATGAGTCAGCAAAAGAATGGTTGAATAAATGTAATTTAGGCGACATATCGCCCGACCTACCATTGTTGCCAATTCAAAACTACAATCGAATAAGGTGGGGGGGGAATACCAAAACAACAAACATATACTAATGGTGGGAAGTTTCGAGGGTTATTGCGCTTATGAATATTTGATTTGCTTTACACTCGGCACTCACATAATGGTAAACTTAAACTAAATGGCAAATAGATTTCAAAACTTTATCAGTAAGGTCGGCACTGGCATCAAGAATTTAGTCCCTGCACCGAGTGACATCACTCAATGGCAATGGTACATACCGCAACGCAAGAAGCCAACACCGACCAACCTTGACACGTACATTGCACCCGTGCAATTGCAACGCTTTAGGCAAGACGTTTTAACGTGGCGAAGTGCAATGAGCCAAAGCGAGAATGCTTGGTATCCGCACCGAGTAGATATGCAACGAATGTATTACGATACAATTCTCAATGCTCAAGTGACGGCGTGTATTGAAAAGCGCAAGAACTTGACAATGTTACGTGAGTGGTGTATCATTGACAAAGACGGCAACGAGAACGAACAAGTCAACGCACTATTCAACGGGATTTGGTTTGACGAATTTATCAACTACACACTTGAAGCAAAATTGTTCGGCTATTCGCTTATTCGTATCGGCGACATTGTGAACGGCGAGATCACTGAATGCAATTCAATTCGTAGGCATAACGTTTCGCCCGACCGCCGTAACGTAACACAATACACGTATTCAATTTCGGGAATACCATTTGACGAAGAACCTTATTCATTCAATCATATTTTCGTAAGCACACCCAGTGACGTGGGCGTGTCGCCTTGTGGCTACGGCTTACTTTACAAGGTCGGCATCTATGAAATAATGATGCGCAACTTAATGGGTTACAACGGCGACTACATTGAATTGTTTGGGATGCCTACACGTGTTGCCAAAACAACTAAAATGCAGGGCGACCCCGAGCGTTCACAACTTGAGTCAATGATGGAATTGATGGGTTCACGTGGTTGGGCGATATTAGACCCGACCGATGAACTTGAGTTCATTCAAAGTGGCGCAGTAGGTTCAAGCAATAACCCATACGAGAACCTTGAGAAACGTTGCGCAGGGTTTATTTCTAAAGTGTTGCTTGGTCACGCTGACGCACTCGACTCAACAAGTGGCAAACTTGGGGCAACGCAGGGCGAAGAAAGTCCGACGGCACAAGCACTTGAAGATGTACGTTCGGTCGATGGTAAATTTGTCGAGAACGTAATTAATAAGCAATTAATACCAAAGTTGAGAGGTCTTGGTTTTAAGATACCCGACGGGTTTAAGTTTTGCTTTATGAACAACGGCGAGTTGCTTGAAGCAAAGCAACGCACGATGAACTCACAAAAGCAATTTGCTGACATCCTGCAAACGTTAAAGGGTGCAGGTTATGAAGTAGACGCACAATTTGTGAGCGAACAATTAGATATGCCAGTCGAGAAAATGATGGCAATGCCATTTGCACCAATTAATAAATTCAGCGACAAAGTTCAAAACAAGTTGAACGAAATCTATGGCTAAACAAATCGACATAAATTCTTTGGCGAATGCGATATATCAAGGCAAAATAACACCGAGAAATTTGCCCGAAGTCGTGTATCATTTTAATGCTGAAAAAATAGTCGACGGAATTTACAAAGGGTTTGGCAAGTCAATCAAAGACGTTGCGTATGACTCGCCCGAATTTAAAATGCTGAACTCATTACGTGAGAACGCATACATATTTTCGGGTGCAAAGACGTTTCAACAAACACTGGCAATGACTGAAGCAATGACCGATGGCGACAAAGTGCTTTCGTTTGACGACTTCAAAAGTAAAGTGGAGGACTTGAATATTAAGTTCAACGAGAACTATCTCGAAACGGAATACAACACTGCAATTGCCTCAAGTCAAAATGCAAGTTCGTGGGAACGTTTCGAGCAGGATGCGGACGTATTGCCTTATTTAACTTATCAAACAATAGGCGAGGCGTGTGAAATATGTTTGCCACTTGACGGGATCACGTTGCCCGTGAACGACGATTTTTGGAGTAAGTTCTACCCACCGAACCACTTCAATTGTTTTTGTATTTGTTTGAATAGCGACGACGATGCGAACCTTACAAGTAAGAGTGTCCGCAATTCTGAAATGGAACGACTTGGCGATTTGGTTAGCAATACGTTTCAAATCAACACTGGCAAACTTGGGGAAACGTTCAGCAAAGACCACCCCTATTTTGTCGTGCCTAAAGAATACAAAGATTTTGCAAAGGACAACTTCGGCTTGGAAATACCACCGCCCGACGCAAAACCGCCATCGAGCGAAATCGAAGCAGAAAACGATTTGAACCTTACCTATGGCAAAAGCGATTTAGTTCCCGACAATTTAAAGAACTTAAAATTGCCCGACCAAATATTCATATTGTCGGACAATGGAACGGCAAACATAACGAAAGGCAAGTCGTTTTATTCGCCTATGACTAAAGAGGTCAGTGTCGGGTTAAAAAGCGACCGAGCGAAATTGTCGCCAAACGTATATCCAAAGAAAGTTGTTGTTCACGAATATGGACACCGAACACATTTCACTGGCAATTTATCGACTTACGATGGCATTGATAGAATGCCAACTGAACACCGAGTTGCGTTTTTAGAAAGCGAAAAAATAGTTAAGGACACAATTAAAAATAGCACACGTGAACAATTGGCATCGAGATTTGAGGGGTCAAATATCTATCAACGATGGAAAAATGCCTTTCCCAATTTAACGGCAAGTGACATATTTGAACACATAAGTGCATACACCGATACAATCGAAGCGCTGACAAAGGGCAAATATGGTGCAGGACACGGCAAGAAATATTTCACGCAATACAACGGGGCGTTCCGACCAATGGAATGGTTTGCCCACGCAAGTGAGAACTATTGGCTTGGCAACCCAATTTTCAAAGGGGAGTTTCCCGAGTTGTATGAGCAAATGATGTCGTACTACAAAAAGCAGGTTGTGGATGTTAAACTTAAAAACTTTAAAAAATGATAGAGGACTTTTTTAAACTTTGCGACGAATATATGAAAGCGCACCCAAACGCTGAAAACCCGAGTTCTTATGTTTATGTTTTTAGCATTAACGAATTGACTCAAATGATTAAATTGGCAAAGGGCAAAGAACTACAATTCAAAGTTGTTGATAATGAAACCGACTCAATAGATGTTTATATCGACAACAAAAAAATTAATTTAGACGGCATACTATGAAAAACTTATTAATAAACGAAGCAATCAAAAAGTCGCTTGACGACCTTGCAAAACTTGAGTTGTTCAACTCATACTTATACCACCAATTGAGTGCAACGTGTCAAGCATACGGGTACTTTGGTGCGTCTAAAAAATACAATGCTGAAGCACTCGAAGAAGTAAAGCACTACCAAGACGTGGTTGACTTTATCAATCAACGTGGTGGGCTTGTGGAAGCGCAACCGATAAGCATTCCCGTGTTTGCTTATGAAACGCTTGGCGACACTTTACGTTCGGCATACGACCAAGAAGTATTGACCGAGAACGCATACAAAGAACTTGGTTCACTGGCGTTGTCAGTGAGTGATCACGTGACTTATCAATTTGTTCACGAAGTCCTCGAACACCAAGCCGAAAGCGTTGGCGAATATGCTGACCTTATTGCTCGTTATGAATTGACGCAGGGCGAACCAAGTGCAATTTTATTAATCGACCAAGAACTTGGCAACGTTTAATAGATTTGAGTTCGACAATATTGTCAAGAAACTTGACAAGGCGAAAGTTGATTTGCCCAAATTAGTGGCATCCGACATTCGTAACTATTTCGTGAACTCATTCAAGCGTCAAGGTTTCGATGGTCAGAAGTGGCAAGAAGTAAAGAGGCGAGAAAAGGAGAACCAAACGGCAAAGGATAAAAAACCGATACTTGTGCAGACGGGTCGCTTACGCAGGTCAGTCAATGAGTCAATAAGGAAAACGACGTGGGAAGAAATTGTTTTGGGTATCGACACACCTTATGCAAAGTATCATAACGAAGGGACGGATAAAATACCAAAGCGTCAGTTTATGGGTAAGTCAAAAGAACTTGACGAAAAAGTTCACAATCGAATTGAAAGAACAATCAAAAAAATAATAGAAACGCAGGGCAAATGATAGTGTACACAATTAAGGCGACCATTACAAAGGGCAACACACCTGCACTTGGGTTTGGTGGTGGTTTATTAAACGGCAACCAATTCGGTGGTTATGGTGCAAACGCTGACGATGTGATGCAACAAATAGGCACATATATAAGTGGCATTGCAGGTTTTGTTTCTTATGACTACAACGTGACCGATGGCAACACGTTCATTGTGATCTCGGCAACGGCAACCTTTGACGATAACGTTAACGAGTCAGATATGTACACTTGGTTGTACTGGACAACTGACACGGGAATGCTTTACGTGAGTGCGTTTGTCAAGCAATACCAATTCGCAGGGAATGGTGTTTGGTTATTGATGAAAGAACTCAAGACCCTTGCGTCAACTTTACTTGGTAATGACAACACGCCATTGTTTAAACACATCCGTGTATGGAATAACCAACTCGAGCAGGAACGTGCCGACCCCAACAATCAATTGTCCTATCCAAAACCTGCGTTGTTCATTGAACTTGCAAACACCTCTGACATTCAGCAAATGGGTGCAGGTGCGCAAATTTACAATGACCTGCGTGTGCGCTTTCACATTATACACGAACACTACAACGAATACACAAACAACAATATATTTGACGAAGATGTTCAAGTGTTTGACATCGCTCAACGTTTGTTCTATGCGATTAATAAATACGAGCCAAGTGGGGCGGTGGCTATGGTGCGAGTGAATGAAGAACTTGATTTCAACCACGACAATCTTTACCACTTCGTGCAGGAATATGCGACAAACCTAATTGATGCAACAAGGGAAGAACCTCTTAACTTTGTACCGATGCCGACACCACTGGCGATTGACTTATCTTTAAACATTAACCCGACATTCATACACTACACATAAAATGGCACGAAGTATTCAAACAATCTATAACGAAATCATTGCGTCGGTACAAGCCGACTCAAACCTATACGACCCAAGCAACCCCGACCCAAACAAACGAGGGCTGACATCAACAAGCCGTGTTGCTATTTGGCGACTATGGGCGTGGATAGTGGCAACGGCTCAAGCATTACTTGAGCAATTGATTGACACGTATAAGGTCGAAATTGAAACCATTGTCGACCAAGCACCAAGTGGGAATGCTCTTTGGTTGCAACACCAAGTATTCAAATTTCAATATTCAGCGACCGACCCACAAATCGTGCAACTTGACACGACAAACTTTTTTCCATACTACCCAACCATAAGTGAGAACCAACGCATCGTGACCCAGTGCAGTGTGACAACGTTGCCAAATAAAATTGTCAGTGTTAAAGTTGCAAAGGGGGGAAGCAACCCGACACCATTAGACGCAACCGAGTTGAGCGCATTAACATCGTACTTGTCATTTATAAACTTTGCAGGGGTTTATTTTAATTTAATAAGCGACAACCCCGACTTGATGTACTTGGGTGTTGACATTTACTACAATGGTGCTTATAGTGGCGTAATACAAGCGAACGTTGAAACGGCAATCAATAACTATTTGACAAATGCAAATGCGACATCGTTCAACTACACTGCATACTTGTCAAAGATTGTTGACGTAATACAAAGCGTTGAGGGTGTCAATGACGTAGTGCTTAAACAAGTCGAAGTACGACCGCATTTTGTGAGCGTGGCAAATGCTTATGTTATGGTTGACAATTATCAAACATTCATTCGTCAATACAACCCCTATGCAGGGTATATGATACCCGACACTGCAAGTGGGCGTACACTTGGCGACTCAATTACTTATGTAATTAACAACAATTAAGATGGGATTTTACGATATTGACTACAACGATTTGGTGTTTAATATGACACCACAAACAAGACGAAAGCCCCGTTTTATATCGTGGTTAGTTTCCTTACTTGCGCCACAAAAATATGTGAGCGATTTGTTTTTCAACGAGTACACTAACGGAAGCGTCTATCCGTATTATGACCCATTTGTTGCGTTATATCCGAAAGGCACACGTGTGATATTTTTGGGTGCAGTGTATGAGTCAAAGTTGAGCGTTCCAAGTGGACACTTGCCAACGGATGCAAACTACTGGACACGCATCGTGAATGACTATCGAGGCGTGAATGAGCGAGTGCGATACAACTCGCAAAATATATTGCTTGAATTTATTCTCAACAAATGGTTCAACACTACGTGGCTACAACCAAACGACCCATTCAACCCAACACGCCCCGACATTTACATTGATAGTAATTTGACCGACAACCAAGTTTTGACAAGTTACTACACCGAGAATGCAGAGTCAAATATATATTATTTTGACTCGTTGACTTATTCCTACGTTTTAAACTCTTATACATTCAATCAACCTGCATTCAGTATCTTTGTCCCTGCGTGGTTATTTACTGCGTTAGGTGTAGATGCCGAGTTGCAAATACGTGCCATTGCAGACAAGTACGTTATCGCAGGAATTACTTACGACATTCAAACTTATTAATATGAAAAAAATCGACACGCAATATATACTTGCGAACACTGGGATGCCAATCAAAAGTGGTTCAATCGACCATATATTTAACGCATTAAGTGACACGTGCGTTGCAACGTTTAACACGCTCAACAATAACTATGACCCAACACGCCCGTGTGTGTTGTATGGTTTAGTCGATACGTCAACGGGTGGCACTTGTACAATTAGCGAGGGCGCAGTAATTTGGAACGAAGAACTTTTCTTTGTCCCTGCGACATCGTTCACAATTAACAACGTTGCCGTTGCAGTGATCTCGACAAGTTACGTTGTAGGCGCAAATGCAGACCCAGTGCTTATGACTGACGGCGTTAGTCGTAACGTTCACGCTATCCGTACCATTGAAATTGTTGACGGCTCAAGTGCAACACCAAACTACGTTGCTGACTTAATCGACTTTATTTATGGCGATAGACGTGCGTTACTTGAAGAACACGACTATTCGGTTTCAATTACTGCACACTCCCCTGCGACAACTACATTGCATACAATGACAATGGGACACGCAGGTGTTGTTTGGTTTTTATACGATAACCAAGTCACACCAAATGCAAGTGGTGGCGGTGGTACTGCGTCCTATTTAACTTTTTATATTGAAGTAAATGGCACTAATATAATAAGCAAGGAGTTAAGTATTATAAGCGACGGGGGACGTAGAGATTTTACAATGCAAAAAGTGTTAAATGTAAACGTTGGCGACGTGATTGTTTTTAAAGCAGGTAATACTTTAAACTCCGCAGTCGTTCCCGTTGTTGGTCGTTTAGTTATTCAATCAAATAAAGTGACGGCTTAATACCCGTTCTTTGCGTTCTTTGGTCGCTTACGACTTTCGACTGGCATTTGCTCGAACGTGTCAAGTAGTTTTTGTTTGACATCGTCGGGCATCCTATCGACGAACTCCTGCAATGCGTAAGAACTTACATCGGATATGCTACGCTCTTTAAGATAAGCATAAGCCGTGAGCATTTTCTTGACATAAGAGGGTGGGTATGTTCGTATCATTCGCATCTTAATGTAGTGCGATTTGTCGGGGCGAGTATTTGACATTGCTAATTGGTGGCTTAATTTAATACCAAAGATAATATAAAAAAACACGAATAGTATAACTTTGAATTTATGTATACACTTGACCCAAATGCGCCCGAGCCGATTATGTTACTCGACGAAATGATTGGCGCAGATAGTGACTTCCCAAATGACCCATACATTGATGGTTCTTTATTTGCTAAAGAATTATTGATGCTTGACTCAATGGGCAAGAAAGTAATCAATATTTGGATTGCGTCGGGTGGCGGTTCAGTCATTGACGGGATGAAAATCTACAACGCTATCCTACAAACAAAAGCAAAAGTAAATACACACATCATTTTTGCAGGTTCAATTTCAGCCGTAATAAGTCAAGCAGGTCGTGAGCGCACGATGGCTGACTTCGGCAAGTTAATGTTTCACAACCCAAGCGGTGGCGATGAAAAGGGACTTAATGCGATTAAGGACTCAATTATCACAATGGTTGAGAAACGTTCAAAGATGTCATACTCTGACATCAGTAAAATGATGAACCGCACAACGTGGATAGGTTCAGACGAAGCACTTGCACTTGGCTTGTGTGATGTTATCGAGTCAAGCGACTCATTGAACAAACCGAAGTTGTTTGGGGGCGACGTTGCCGAAATGGTTAACGTGGCAAAGATGTATGTAAACAACGCACTTAAACCAATTAAAAATAATATGAACGCAGAAGTAACAAAAGCACTGGGGTTGAATGAAGATGCAACCACTGAAGATGTTGTCAAAGCAATCGCAGAACTAAAGTCAACTGAAGTTGAAACTGAAACAACAACTGAAGTTGAAACTGAAACTGCACCTGCAAGTGAAACAATCACTACTGACAACGATACGATTTCGGCATTAAACGAAATGGTTAACACTTTGAAAGCAGAACTTGAAGCAATCAAGAACTCAACGAAAGTTGCAGAAGAAAATGCTACAAAGACAAAAGCAATTGAACTTGTAAACAAGTACACAAACAAGTTAGGCAATGTAACTGAAGAAGTGAAAACTTCGTGGGTAAACAAAGCAATTGCAAACTACAACGAAACTGAAACAATGCTTGAAGCGTTGCCGTTAAATTTCAAAGCACCAAGTGTGGAGAATGTAACCAACAAAACAAACGAGGTTGACGTGCCAACAAGCGCATTATACCTTTCAGCAAAGTTGAAAAACGAATTAAAAAAACAAGGTCGCAAAGTGTACCTTGCATAAGCAAATAAAACAAATCAATTTAAACTTAAAAACAAAAATAGCAAATGGCTTTAGTTATTAATGACACGCAGTACGCTGGTACATTCGCAAGTTACTTTTGGTTACCTGCGACATTCTCAATGGACACAATTCAAAAAGGAATTGTTTACGTTCAAGACGGAATAAAAAAGAAGCACACAATCGGACGTGTGGACTTCTCTGACCCATTACAACCAAGAACACCGACACCAACGTCAAGTGGTACTTTCGTTGTAGATGGTCGTACATTATACCCACAAGATATGATGTGTTACACTGAATTTAACCCACGTGATTATGAGCAACATTGGTTGGCTGAACAACTTTCTCCGACATTATTGGCTCGTGAGTTACCTATCACTGCGGAGAACTATATGATGCAAATTGCATTGAATAGAACTTTCGAGAGCATTGAGGGTGCATTGTGGATGGGATCACTTGACTACGCAGGAAACTACGCAGTAGGTACACCACAATACCAATGGCAATTCTTTGATGGTTTCTTAAAAAAAATGGTTAATGATAGCAGTGTGTTACGACCATCAACTCCCGAAGTTGCAATTGACGTGACAAACATTGCTGACTCGTTTGACCAATTATTGAACCTAATTGCAACAAACAAGAAAGCGTTATTGTCAAAACCAACACGCTATGAGAGAATGAAGTTCTTGGTGTCTATCAACACTGAACAAATTTATCACACTTTTATCACGACATCACAAACTTTCAAGGGTGTGAATACTACGGATAGAGGTATTAACTTATACAAAGGTTATGAAGTAGTTCCCGTTGCAGGTATGCCCGACGACACTATTGTGTTTACGGAGTCAATCAACGACGTAAGTTCAAACTTATACGTAGGTATGAACTCAATGGAAGATAACAATCTTCAGTTGATGCGTTTACAAAACAATTCTGAATTGTTCTTCTTTAAGGGCTTAATGAAATACGATACGCAGTATGGTTTCAGTGACCAAATTGCATTGTATACTACATTGACTACTGGCGATTTTCAATAACCCCATCTTACGAGTTACGGGAAGATGGTGGGCGAGAATTACGAGAAGATGGAAGTAACGAATTACGCAACTAAAAATGGCAAAAAGTAAAGTTAAAAAAAAGGCGCAGGTTGAGGTCGCATCGGAAGTTGAAGAAACAACCGAGAGTGTGCAACAACCTGCACCTTTATTTGATTGGGACGCATACCCAAAACAAAAGCGAATATTTATTGACAACGATGGCGTTGTTCATAGGGATGCGTTCAATGTGATGGGCAACTATGTTTCAGTCAATGGCAAAAAAGCAATTGCAACAATTATTGAACGACCTTAAAAAATCAAAATGGCATTAAACGACATTACTATAAATTACGGACAAGGTGGTCTTGGTCGTGCGTTGGATGGGGAAGATTACTATTCGGGGATTTTATTCTATACCGATAACAACCCATTGAACAACAACTCACGTCAAGCACAAATATTGTCCTTGCAACAAGCCGAGCAACTTGGTATTGTTGGCAACTATTCCGACGAAACACCTGCGACAACTACACTTGGTATTGACACCGCAGGAAACACGGGCGACACTTGGAAAATTGTTTGTCCCGAGCCAAGCGGATATGTAACAATTGCAGACATTTCAGTTCCTGCATCTATGACTGGCGACGCTACTGCACAAGCAGAATATATGGCGAACGCAATCAATAGTGGCACAAGAACACACGGCTATTCGGCAACGTTTAGTACGTTCTTTGTGACTATCACAAGCCGTGCAGGTTTAGGTTTATATCCAAATAACAACCCAGTGTTGTGGTATACAACGGGAAGTTATGACATTTACCTTGATGGCACTACAAACGGGGTTGCGTCAGAGAAAGCGGTTTGGCATTATCACATCAGTGAATATTTCAGATTGCAACCAAGTGGCAACTTAAGAGTGTACTTTGCACCATTGTCGGGCAACACATTCGACTATGCAGAACTTGGAGTTATGCAGGGAAGTGCAACGGGCAAACTACGTCAAGTGGCAATTTACCTTGCAAACACGGGCGCAAACATTGTGAATGACATCAATATCATTCAAACAATACAATCACAAGTTGACACGCTTATTGCATTACACCAACCTATGTCAACAATCGTTGCATTTGATGGTTACACACTGGGCGACTTGACAACACTTGTTGACTTGGGTGCTTACAATTGTCGTTCGGTATCGGTAACAATTGGGCAAGACGGCAACAACTTGGGCAACGAGTTAAGTGCATCAAGCAACTTCTCAATGACAAACTTGGGTGCAGTTCTTGGGGCGGTTTCTTATTCAGCCGTAAACGAGGACATTGCGTGGGTATCTAAATTTAATATGACAAACGGCGTTGAGTTGAGCGTTCCTGCGTTTTTAAATACTGAAGTTGTTGATATGGTCGGACAAGCAAACTTGTTGACTCAATTGAACAATTATCGTTATTTATTCCTACGCACGTTTGTGGGGGTTGCAGGTACTTATGTAAATGACAACCATTGTGCAATTAGCGAGGCGAACGATTATGCTTATATGAACGACAACCGAGTTATCGACAAAGCACACCGCTTGTTGTATGCAGGTGTGTTGCCGTTCTTGAATGGTACAATCAAACTTGAAGCAGACGGCACACTTTCACTTGCAACGTGTGGCTATGTTCAAGGACTTGCATCGACATCGCTTGACGCAATGATTAGAGCAAACGAGATAAGCAACTACCAAATACTTATTGACCCAGCGCAAAACATCCTTGCGACATCAACGCTTGTGATCACTGCAAACATTCAACCGACGGGCGTGGCTCGACACATCACAATCAATTTAGGATTTGTAACATCAATTTAAAAAATGGCAACACCACTCATAAACGGGGTCAACTATTCTTGGGCAAACATCACACTTTCATTGTTTGGTGTACCCGTGAAAGGAATAACAAAGATTGACTACAACCGAAAGCAAACCAAAGAAAACAACTACGGCGCAGGTTCAGAACCTATTTCACGTGGTTACGGCAATATCGAATACGAGGGTTCAATTGATTTGTACCTTGACGAATGGAAAGCAATTTGTAAGAGTGCGCCAAATGGCGACCCACTTGCGATTGCGCCGTTTAACATCATTATCACATACGGGGTAAATAGAGCGACTGCAATTGTTGATACCTTACAAATGTGCGAATTTATGGAAGACCCACTTTCATCGTCGCAGGGGGACACAAAAATTGTTGTCACAATTCCGTTAGTTATCGGAGGAAAAGTATCTTTGTAAAAAAAGAATACTTATGTCACAAGAACAACTTAACGAAAAAGCACAAGCACTGGCATCTGAACTCGGGTTCAAGGTGCATCCCTTATCATTCACAAACGGCGAGGGTCAACAAATAGTTGGCTTTCTACGTGAACCAACCCGAAGCGCAAAATTGAGTGCGATGGACGATATGATGAAAAGCCCAAGCCAAGCAGGGGAAACAATTCTCAACGCTTGTTTATTGGTTGAACATTCCGACCCACGTATATTGAGCGACGACGATGTTTATGTGAGTGCTACAATGGATTGCTTGAGTATTTTAAAAGTTTATCAAAACGACTTAAAAAAAAAATAGAGTCCTATCGTATTGACGAAACAAGCCCTGCACTCATTCAAATGGAGAGCAGGGTTTTGTTTTATACGGGTATACCCCCCGAGTCAATGAGTGACGAACAACTTATTCAAAACCACGAGCGAATTATGTTTGCTCTTAAAGAACGAGGCGAAGCCAAATGAGTGACGTAATACAATACATTCTCAAGTTGAAAGACGAAATGTCGGGCAACTTAAAGAACATCGAGAAAAGCACTGACGGGTTAAATAGCACCCTTAAAAAAATGGGTGGCGCAGTCGCAACTTATTTTGCCGTTGATAAGATTGTTGAGTTTGGTAAGGAGTCATTCAAGGCATTTGAAGAAGCCGAACAAAACGCAACCAAACTTGCCAACGCAGTAAAGAATGTCGGGGGTACTTCAAGCGATCTCGATGCGTTAATGAAACAATCGAGCGACCTGCAAAACAAGGGTATATTCTCGGACGATGCCACGCAACAAATACAAACACAAGCATTGCAGTTTGGTTTAACGGCAAAGCAGGTGCAAGAAATGACACCTATTGTGGAGGACTTTGCCAGTGCGACGGGGCAAAGCGTGGATAGTGCAATGCAAAGCGTGTTGATGGGTACGAACGGAATGATGCGAGGACTCAAAGCGTATGGTTTAAACTTGCAAGACACTGGCGACAAGTCAAAGAACTTGCAACAAGTAATGGGTGCGCTCGGGCAAAAGTTCGCAGGGACAAATGAGTTAATTGCCAAGACCACAACGGCGGGACAAATGGCTCAATTCAAAAATCAAGTTGACGACCTGCAAGAAGTGATTGGCGAAAGTTTAGCAGGGGCGTTGAGCAAAGTGTTGCCGTACATTATTGACTTGGTTACTTTAATCAAAGACGGGATGCAAAGCGCAATGCCATACGTTGAGCAATTTCTTGGGTACTTTGACCAAATGACCTCAACCATAAGCGCAAATAAAAATAGCATCCTTGCATTCTTTCAACCTATCATTGATGCAATGAGTGGTGCGTTTGATAGAATAAAAGAAGCACTTGGCAACCTATGGAATAGTGTTTCGGAATGGATGCCACAAATTGAGCAACTATTGTATGCAGTGCGTGACGCTTTCGTGTGGGTGTATAACATCGTGCAGGACTTGACCATTGTCATAATTAATTTAGTTGCAGGAATACTTGACGTGGCTCACACGTTCTATGTATTGCTTGACTCAATCGGTGTTATTAACTTACTTGTTGGTTTATTCAGCACGTTATGGGAATGGGCAAAGGGACTCGGGAATATGTTTATTTGGTTATTTGACCACACCCTTGCACCAATATTGAGTGGCATTGGTTGGCTATATGAACAACTTAAAAAGATTTTAGGGTTGACGGGAAGCAGTAAGGTTGTAGTCGAAAATCAAAAGAAAGCAACAAGTGGTGCGCCCGAAAAACCAAACACAACAAATGCAGTTGTCGGTGGTGGTGCAGGTTCAAATTTAAGCGCAAAGGGAAGCAAGGCAAAAGCAGGGGGGGGCGAGGGCAAGGTCACTGGGTCAAAGAATACAACCATACAAATCACAATACAAAAGTTCATTGACGGCGGTATTAACATAAGCACAACGACATTCAAAGAGTCAGCAAGTGAAATGCAAACAATGATTGCCAAAGCATTATTGAATGCCGTAAACGATGCGCAAATGATAGCAACACAATAATATGGAAAACTACAATATTGATAAAAATCAAGCATTGACCGATGTATCAAAAGTGGGTCAATATGCAGGGGGTATAATTATAAACAACGCCCTGCAAAGTTCACGTGTTGCGCCTAATTTATACAATGGCAAAATCGACCAAAACTACACACCCGACGAACCCGTTGCCGTGTCAATGCTTGGGACACCAGTGTATTCAAATTTAGATTTGCAAGGTGGCACTTATACCGATAACGATGGCAACACTATAAACTACCCGAGCATCACGCTTGACGCAGTTTTGTTTGTCGTTACGCAAAGCAAAAACATCGTGATCACAAACATACAAGGGCGCAACGGCTCTATTAAGGAATATATAAGCGACGACGACTACAATATCACTATCACTGGCATCATTGCAGGGGGCAATAATGTATACCCAAAAAACGAAGTTCTTGCACTTAAAAAAGTTCTTGACTCGCCCGTTGCCATCAATGTCAACTCGTGGTTCTTAAACCAATTCGGGGTGCATTCCTTTGTTGTTAAAGATTACAATTTTAACCAAGAAGCAGGGCGCAATTCTCAACAATCGTTTAGTATTTCAGCCATTAGCGATGTCCCCGTAATTTTACAAATACGATAAATGTTAAGACCGAAAATATTAATTGTAATAAGTCAGCAACCAACGGACGACTACCCAACAAGAAGCGACACGTTTATACTTGACTTTGTCAACGACCTTGAAATAAGTTCGTCGTGGAAAAACTTAACCGACACGGCAAAGTTTGTCATTCCAAAAAACATTGTTTTCAAAACCAAAGACGGCAAATCGTATGACTTGTCGGGCAAGGGCAAAAACATAATTGCAGGAACTCACGCCCCTTTTATATTGAGAGGCGACCGCATAAGCATCGAAGCAGGTTATTGGTATTACGACGCTGACGGCATCGAACAACGTCCCCCAACAACAACAATATTCAATGGCTTTATTTCAAAGGTCAAAATTAAGATACCGATTGAAATCGAATGCGAGGACAATATGTGGTTGCTCAAACAAACCACCGCACCAAATAAAGTTTTTAAAGGGACGCTTGAGTCAATGGTCGAGGAACTTATTACGCCGTTGGGGTTTGGATTGGTTAAACATCCGCAAGGCATTACAACGAACGTGGGCGTGTTTAGAACGCAGGACGAAACCATTGGCGAAGTGCTTGACCGCTTACGTAAAGACCTGCGCATTGAGTCGTGGTTCAGAGGCAACAACCTGCATTGCAGTTCGATTGTTTACTTTCCAAACGAAATTGCTGACCCACAACAAGTGTTCGAGTTTCAGAGCAATATAATTGACGACTCACTTGACTATTCACGTATTGACGACATCACACTGGGTGCAAATGCCATCAGTGTAAACAAGGTCGAGTTGACAAGCACAAATGCAGACGGCAAAAGCAAAACCAAAAACAAACGGCTTGAGGTGTTCGTAGGGAAGAAAGGGGGCGAGGTGCGAACGCTTTACTTTTACGATGTAAAGACCGAAGCAGAACTTAAACAAATGGGCGAGGAACGTTTGCGTCGTTATTTTTATGAGGGGTATCGTGGCTCATTCACTACCTTTGGAGAGCCATACGTTAAACACGGCGACATTATCAAACTACGTGACAAGGTACTACCCGAACGAGAGGGGGCTTATTTTGTTAAGTCAGTAAAGCGTAAATTTGGAGTGAGTGACGGCTACCGACAAGAAATTGAAATCGACATCCGTGCGGACGTATTCAACCAAAGTGAAATTGAACAAGGACTATGAGCGACAAACGACAAATAAAAGAAGCCATTGAGCGATTAAGTGGGACGTTTATGCAGGACTCGGTCAAGTTATTTTTGGCGAGTGTGGATAGCGTCAACGAAGCCGAACGCACGTGCGACGTTACACCATTAACCGACAACGCAACGACATCCTACCCAAGCGTGTTGTTGATGGCTGAAAGCGACGACGGGGTTTTGATTATTCCCAGTGTAGGGTCAAACGTTATTGTCAACGTAAGCAAAAGAGGGGTGGCATACGTGTGTATGTTTAGCGAGGTCGACAAGGTTACCATTATCACAAAGACGCTGACGCAGTTCAACGATGGAAGTTTTGGGGGATTGGTTAAAGTGCAGGAACTTGTTGACAAAATTAACCGACTTGAAAACACATTCAACACTCACGTACACGCAGGGGTTACAAGTGGCGGTTCGTCAACTGCACCCCCGTCCTCCACAATTACACCCATTACAAATAAAAGTGATCTCGAAAACGATAAAATAACTCACGGCAAATGACACAATTCAACGACATACAAACCGACCAAGAAACGGCTGACTTATTTTTTAACTCATTCACGGGCGACTTCAATATTGTTGCAAGTGACCAAGCGCATATAGGCGACATCATTCAATCTTTTATGGGCGACTGGAAGCAATACCCAATGGTTGGCGTGGGCGTAGGTGCATACTTAAATTCAGTAGGTCAGCAACAAAGGTTAGTGCGTGAGTTAATCGTACAACTCAAAGCGGACGGCTACATTGTAGACAACCCACAAGTTAAAATACAAGACGGCAATATCACAATCAACCCCAACGCTTACCGACAATGATAAATACATTAGACACGACCCCCGTAAGTTTAAACTCGCAGGACGTACAACCAACGTCGTTGTATGGTCGCTATTTTTGTTTGACGGGTCAAAGCGTATACGATGTATGTTTGCAATTGTACGGGACGCTTGACGAACTTATTAACTTGATTAAGCAAAACAATTTTAGTGGCTTAAACGATACGAATATACAAGGTCGCCAAGTTATATTTGAAATTGTAAAAAGGCAGGACTCTTTGCTTGGCAAGTACAATCAACAAAACAATATAAACTACGCTACTATTTACATCAAACCAACACCACCGACAATGAACTATGAGTTGCGTGAGGATGGTGGTTTTGAGTTACGTGAGGATGGTGGTTTTGAAATAAGAGGATAAAAATGGCTGACTTAAAAGTTTCGCAGGAAAACGATTTGGGACTTGCAGGGATAGACGGCTCGGTTGAATATCGAGTTGTCAAAGCAGGTTCGACATATAAACAAAACTACGATGACCTATTGACGTGGATAGGTAGCAACGTTACACCTGCAACACCAACGTTGCAAGACACAATTGACCAAAGCAGGGTATTAACAAACAACAATTTCTACGTTGGTTTAATTAGTGGACAAGCAACCAGTGGCAACGAAAACATAGGCATCGGAACTGGCGCAATGTCGGGGGGTGGTAGTACAACTTCGTGTGTTGCAATCGGAGAATATGCAGGGCAAACAACTAACTTTAATGGAATAGGCATCGGATATTTTGCAGGGCAAGGAATGGCATTAAGTCAATATGTTACTGCAATCGGACGCAATGCGTTTCGTGGTGCAAGTTCGCTTTATGGTATTGCAATCGGATTGAATGCAGGTGCTTATCAAACTAATTTAGGGATATCAACAAGTAACAATATTAATATTGGGGTTGAAAGTGGAAACAATGCAAAAGGGTCGTTTGGTGTTTATTTAGGCAATCAAGCAGGTCTTTATAGTTATAACGATTTCAATGTTTATGTTGGTGCATTAAGTGGCGCAGGTGCAACGGGCGACCGAAATATTGCACTTGGAACAAATACCTTATATCAAAATGAGGGAAGCGATACCATTGCAATGGGTCACTATGCAGGATTGAGTAACACGGGCAACAATTGTTTTTTTGCAGGTTCTTATGCAGGTTATGACATTGAAAGTTACAACAACCCAAACACTGGTTCGAGCGTTATCGGTATAGGTTACCAAAGCGCAGGGGGAAACTATCAACCAAATGTGATTGCTTTAGGTGACTATGCAGGATATTTAAACGGGGGACTTGAATGCACTTTCATAGGTTTAAATGCAGGATATGGCAATGGCGAAGACAATTCAATAGGTATTGGGACAAACGCATTAGGAAGCAATAATGGTTCAAATGCAATAGGTATTGGTGTGAATGCAGGATATGGAAATCAAGGACAACAATGTTTTTTTATAGGATGGGACGCAGGAAATGGTAACGTTGCAAATAATGTTATTGCAATCGGACGTAATGCAGGTTCGGGAAATAATCTTGGAAATAGTTTTATTATTAGCAATGAATATATACCGACTTTTGCAACAAGCACCGATGCAAATAATTATTATAGTGGAAATGCGCCAAGTTCATCATCGACATATTTATATATGGATTTAAGTGACAACACAATTAAATGTTATAGAAATTAAAAAAAATCAAATGCAAATACAATTTATTAACCCGACCGACGTGGTCGTAGTTACCGAGAAAAAAGTGACCATTGAAAAGTTAACCATTAACGAATTGGTTGACCTACCTAACCGCAAAATGGTTGTGGCAAAGACAACCGAAGTTGGCACAATTGTACTTTGGAAAGATGCCGACTATGATGCAATTGGTCAATGGACTGATACCGATGTAATCGCACGAATTGAGCAACTATACGGCAATTAAAATTATTTTAATCGAAATAACTATTTGACAAAACGATGTCAAAAATAAACTCATATTCGGCAATGAGTGACCGAGAATTGTTGCTTGTTGTTGTTGAGCGACAAGAAAACCAAATCGAAACTCACAAAACTTTGGCGCATAAAGTTGACAAAATCGAGGAAAAAATTCTCGAGGACATTGAGAACCGAGTTCGTATGCTTGAAAACAAAAACAATGAGTTCAAAGGTGCGTATCGGTTGTGGATGTTCGTCATTACTTTAGTGACTTTGGTGTCTTTGTTTTTTAACATATTGAGCAAATGGTCATAGGCAAATATCTCACACTGGCTGAATGTATCAAGTCGCCCACTGCGATAAAGTTAGGCATTGCAAACATTCCTACATTGACGCAGGTGGATGCAATGAAAAACTTTTGCAAATACATTTACGACCCATTGTGTGAACATTATGCTTGTAAGTTACCATTCAATTCATTCTTTCGTTGCGAGGACTTAAACAAAGCAATAGGTGGCGCAAAGGGAAGTCAGCACTGCAAAGGCGAGGCGATGGATATTGACCTCGATGGTCGTGCCATTGGTGTCAGCAATCGTGACTTGTTTGAATATATCCGTGATCACGTTGAATTTGACCAACTCATTTGGGAGTTCGACGGGGCGTGGGTACACGTGTCTTATTCCGCAATAA